TAATAAAACTATCAGAAGAGTTTGGACCAGGTATTGTAGAAAAAATACAAAGTGGTCTAGATACTGTAACAGAACCTGTAACCAGTAAAATCGCAGAAGCAGAAAGCATGTTTGAAAATATGCTTAAATCAAAAATGAACCAAGGAGGCATGATGAACATAAACTACATGACAAGACCCATGGGTTACAAAGACGGAACTCGTGATGGAACTTTAGTGGGAGACAAAAAAGAAGAAATACCCGTTAGAGAAATTGTAAGAGATGAACCTGAGGGTATCATGGGAACTATAAAGTCTTTTGTAAGTAAAAAAGAATTTGGAACAATTGAAAACCCTTTACCTTTAAGCATGGTTTTTGAGCCAGGAGTCAGTCAAAAAACTTTGATTGACGAAGGAGCTTTTATAACAACACCTGATGGTATTACATTTAAAGCAACACCTAAAATGTTTGATAAATATTTAGGAACAAAGTATGTGGAAAATAATACTTTTGGTGAAAGAGATGACGTAGAAGTAGAATTTAAACCTAAGTATATTACGTCTGCAGAAAAATCTTTTGTTGAACCTGGCGGCATGTACGATCAAGTTCAAACACCAAGAGCAGAAGGAAGATTTACAGAAATGAACCAAGGTGGTATTATGGATATAAATCAGTTAACAAAAAGAATTAGATAATGGCAATAGAAAAGAATAATCCAAACGATCAGATTGATATTAAAATAGAACCTGATTCAGCAAGAGAGATTCAACAACCTTTAATGGAAGGTGATGCGATGATCTTGGACGACGGTTCAGCGATCGTTAACCCTGCAGAAGATACCTCGGAACAAGGAGCATTTAACGCTAACCTTGCAGATTTAATAACTGAAGACGAGTTAGAATCTTTAGCTGCAGGTTTAATGAGTGATTATGAGTATGATAAAGATGCCAGAGCAGATTGGTTGAAATCATACACAGACGGATTAGACTTACTAGGATTTACTTACGAAGACAGATCAAAACCTTTTGCAGGTGCCAGTGGTGTAACACACCCTTTACTTGCAGAAACAGTGACACAATTTCAAGCACAAGCTTATAAAGAATTATTACCACCCGAGGGTCCTGTTAGAACACAAATCGTGGGTGAGATAACTCCACAAGTAGAAGAACAAGCACAACGTGTTAAGGAGTTTATGAACTATCAACTATCTTATGAGATGGAAGAGTATGATCAAGAATTAGATCAGATGTTATTTCATTTACCACTAGCAGGTAGTTCATTTAAAAAAGTTTATTATGATGCCGTAAGAGGTAGAGCAGTATCAAAATTTGTACCAGCAGAGGATGTTGTTATTCCCTATAACACAACCGATATGGAATCTTGTGAAAGAATAACCCACATCGTTAAAATCATGAGTAATGAACTTCGAAAAAAACAAGTCGGAGGAATGTATCGCGACATAGATATTTCTGCTAATCCCACAGATAAAAATGAAGCAGCTCAAAAATATGATGAGTTAGACGGAGTACAAGAAACATACAACGCAGAGGATATAGTTTTATTAGAGTTTCATTGCGATTTAGACATACCAGGTTTCGAAGATAAGAACGCGACAACAGGAGAACCAACTGGTATTAAATTACCCTATGTGGTTACTGTTGATGAGGGTTCTGGAAAAGTATTATCTATCTATCGCAACTATGCAGAGGGAGACTTATTACGAAAAAAGATTCAATACTTTGTTCATTATAAGTTTTTGCCTGGCCTTGGCTTTTATGGTTTTGGTCTTATACACATGTTGGGTGGGTTATCAAGAACTGCTACCTCAGCACTAAGACAACTCATTGATGCAGGTACATTAGCTAATTTACCAGCAGGATTTAAAGCAAGAGGATTGCGAGTCAGAGATGATGATGAACCTCTACAACCAGGAGAGTTTAGGGATGTCGATGCACCAGGAGGTGCAATCCGTGAATCCTTGATGTTGATTCCTTACAAGGAACCAAGTCAAACTCTTTTTGCTTTATTAGGATTTGTAGTAGACGCAGGTAGAAGATTTGCATCCATAGCAGATAATAAAATGGGTGAGGGTTCACAAGCTAATCCAGTCGGAACAACAATGGCTATTATGGAACGCGGCACGAAAGTGATGAACGCTATACATAAAAGATTACATTACGCACAAAAGGTTGAATTTAAATTATTATCTAGAGTATTTGCAGAGAGCCTACCTCCTGAGTATCCTTATGCTATACGTGGTGGCAACAGAGTTATTAAGCAACAAGATTTTGACCAACGTATTGACATACTCCCAGTATCTGATCCAAACATTTTTTCTATGGCGCAGCGTGTTACTTTAGCACAAACACAATTACAAATGGCGTCGTCCAACCCACAAATGCACAACCTACACGAAGCATACAGAAGAATGTATGAAGCATTAGGGGTGAGGGACATAGATATGCTTTTACCTCCTCCTCAGCAACCTCAACCTGAAGATCCTGGAATGGAAAACGCTAAGTCTTTACAAATGTTAGCGTTAAAAGCTTTTCCAGGTCAAGCACATCAAGCACATATAGAGGCTCATAGAGCTTTCATGAGTTCTTTTTTAGTAGCAAATAACCCACCTACCATGGGTATATTGCAAGCACACATCTCTGAACATGTTGCATTATTAGCTAGAGAAGAAGTAACAAAGAAAAATGCTCCAATTATTGAGCAAGAAGCACAAAAAATGGGTGGTATGTTACCTCCAGAGCTCTTACAACAATTTCAACAACAAAATGAAACTGAAATTGCACAAAGAATTACTGAATTAACTAATGAATTAGTAAATGAAGAGCAGGAAATGATGAATAAAGATGAAAAAGACCCATTAATTAACTTAAAACAACAAGAATTAATGCTTCGAGCACAAGAAATTAAGCAAAATAGAGATTTAGCAGAGCAAAGACTAGATTTAGACTTAGAAAAACTAAATTTTGAAGGTAAAAAACTAGATCAAAAAGATAATATTGATAAAGAACGTATACAAAGTCAAGAAGACATAGCAGATTTACGTGCAGAGGTGTCTTTAGCATCGAAAAGAGGTCAATAATGGCAAACGGTAAGTTATCAGCAGATATAATTAAAAGATTAAAAAGAAAATATAGAAGACCCAAAGGAACAAGAGTAGGAGACCCGAGAAAAATATCGCAAATGTTGAAAAAGGGTGCTAAGATGCCTACATATTTAGCAAGCAAGGGTGGACATGTTACAAAAAAAAGAAAAACAAAGGGAAAAAAAGCTTAGTCCAAAAGAAATTTTGGATGATGCTTTTGATTTTGTTACTAAGTATCCTAACGACCCAATGGTTGTTAGTGCTTCGCTCATGGTTGTTGCAAAAACAATTTATTTAAACTTATTAGGTCCAGAACAAACTCAAATTATGATGGATGCCTTTGCAAACGGCATAGATAATTATGAGGTCAAAAAAATAACTTTACATTAATGACTATTTGTAAAAATTGCGGGCATGATTGCCATCACAGTAACGGTGGATCTTGTCATTGCGGTTGTGCTAACTGCGTACATGATGTACAAGAGGCAATAGACAAACTTAATAAAGTTTTGACAATAAATGGGGATGTTGAACTAGAGGTTGAGTTCTTCCCTGATTTTAATCTAACGGAGCATTAAGGAGGTTAATATGAAATTATTAAAAGACACATGGCAATGGATTAAAGAATGGAACGAATGGGGTATGAAAGACTGGATTAAAGCTGGTGTGATTGCTGCAATCGCCATTGCCGTAATATCAGGAATGGCTGGCTAATGCTAAATTTATTAGTAAAGCCTCTACTTGGCGTCGTCGCTGACGGCGTCAAGGGTTTTGTAGAGACAAAGAAAGCAAAACAAGAATTAGCTGTTACTGAAATTAAAGCAGCTAAAGCTATTAAAGAACAACAAATCGCAGGAAAAATTAGCTGGGAGGCTTCAGCAGTCGATCAGATGAAAGGGTCCTGGAAAGATGAACTAATTTTAATATGTTTGTTGGTTCCAGCGGTAGCAGTCTTCATCCCTGGATGGACGCCTCATATCAAAGCTGGATTTGAAGCTCTACACTCACTCCCTGATTATTATAAGCATCTCTTATACATCGCCTGCAGCGCGAGCTTCGGCATCAAGGGGGCAAAGGGTGCTATGGGTTTAATAACTAAAAAGAAATGACAATCTGCATAAAATGTCAGTGTGCTTGTCATTGTGATCAAAGTTGCATTTGGTGTGGCTGTATAGGATGCACACATGAAGAGGCAGAAGACGAATAGCACTATTGACCATGTAGTTAAAAAAACTACAATAGGAGACGGTAGAATAAGCACATCTACCATGAACAAACACAAACGACGGAGTTATAAAAAATATAGAGGTCAAGGACGATGAATAAAAATTTAAAACCAGTACCAAAAGGTAAAAAACATAAAGGTCTTCGTAAGCTCCCAAAAAAAGTTAGAAATAAAATGGGATTTATGAAAAAGGGTGGAAAGGTTAAGTAATGACTAAATTATGTCCAAGAGGTAAAGCTGCAGCTAAGCGGAAATTTAAGGTGTACCCCAGCGCATATGCAAACGCCTATGCATCAAGAATTTGTGCAGGGAAAATTAAAGACCCTAGTGGTGTGAAGAGAAAAGATTTTAGGGGTAGTAAAGCTAAGGGTGGTTTGATAGAAGCTACAGCTAGATTGAAAAGCCAAGGTCTAAAAGACGGAGGAGTTATTGACTTCAACAAGATCTCACAAAATAGAAAAAAAGTTTCAATGTTTAACAAAGGTGGCATTGCTAGAGGTTGTGGCGCTGTAATGGCAAATAAGAGGAAAAAAACTAAATTTGCGTAATGCCAAGTCACACAGGATTAGATAAGTGGTTTAAA